GATAAATGTTCAGCCTTTTACAAGAAACCAATCCCTGGTGCAGATAAATTATTAAATGGCATACTGGAATCTAGGTTCTACAAGACAAACCCAGGTTATGTTGATGTTGTGGCCAAAACACCTTGGAAGATACGTGTACCAAACCGTCAACAGAAAGATATTCTCGTCCAACACCCCCTGACTGATACCTTGGAGCCGACATATAATGGAGCTGATTTAAATGATATTGAGAACCAGATTTTATCGACATCACGTTACGCGGAGCCTTCACCGCAGAAGTTGAATGTCGAGGAGTTGTCTGATATCGCCTACCGTCTCAATGAGAAGTGGTTACACCAGTCCAAACTAACATCCATCGAGCACACCATCAAGGGTTACCATTTCAACTATAATTTTGGTTTTGGTGCCTATAATGCTGTTGGTAAGCCTCTCAAGAGAAACAAGTTGTTTGTTCAGTGTGGTGGTTCTTTAGAAGGACGACGGGGGTTAGCTGAGTACCTAAGGAACGAAGTCCTTCCCAACCCTGGCCATTTTGCCCAGATTAGCGATATGTTTCAAAAGGATGAGATATATTATATATCCAAGTTTCCAAAGAGTAGGACAATCTGTGGTTCTAGTTTCTTTCATTATTTCGGGGCGATGGTCTTTGCCGCTGAACCGAACCATAGAGCATTGTGGCATGAGGATTCCATCTGTGTAGGTATGCCCTTAACTGGCTTTTTCCTTCAACCTATTTTCAAGAAATTCCTGGAGATGAAGCACAAATTTGAAGGTGATTTGACAGCCTTTGACTCTTCCCTTGCGACAGAAATGACAGATATATTGGCTTCCATTCGTAAACGTGGTTACAGGGGCCATCCCCAATACAAAGAGATAGCCAAAATGATAGACCTTAACTACAAAACTCTGCAAATTGATCCTCTTCACTTGAAGGCTGGGAATCTTATCGTTGATCATAAAAGAGGTCTTTTAACGGGTCATGCATCTACATCACCGGATAACTCTTTCCTTCTGAAGCTTCTATATTATATTGCTTTTAGAGACACGATAGGTTTGACGCCCGAGGAGTTCCAGGATAAAATTTTTCTCAAGAACTATGCTGATGATAATATCATTGGTTGGATGGAGGATTTCCGTCTACCTGATGGTACAATATTGACATTTCATCACCTACAGGAGGCCTTAGCAAAATATGGTGTAGATTTGAAACTTGAGAATGTGGATACTGATAAGTTGTCTTTCCTGTCGAAACAAGCCCGTCGTGCCACTGCTGAGGAGCAGGCTATAGTTCCTGGTTTAGAGTGGGCAATCTATCATAATGAGAAAAAGCTGTTAATGAAATATACTCATGACTATAAATCTGGTGGGTCACCAATCCGACGTTTAGAACGATCTGTAGGATATTTAATGGTATCAGCACATCATAGACATATTTATGATATCATCCGCCATAATGTACATGAACTTGGGGATAGATACCCTGAAATTAAGAAATCTGCCCATTGGAAGTACGCGAATATGTCTTATGAGGAAGTCTTGAGGAAATTTTATTCGCCATTGCCAGACCATTTATGGAAGTACTTGAATTTTGTAGGTATGACAACACCTGATCCTCATCGCACACCCGAGCCTGTGACACTGGAAGGAACGATACACTTCATCAATGC